GGTCAATGGCTTCGTGAGAAGGAAGATCTTCTCATGAGAGACTTATATGCTTCCAGCGTCTCTTATTTGAACGCTGTAGGTGGCATTAACGGTCAACAGCCCAGCGAGATCACTCGTAATGACATCAATAACATTGAGAGAATCTTGCTAGGCAACGACGCTCGCACAATGCTTGAAGTTATAGAAGCTGATCTGAAGTTTGCGACAGCTCCAACAAGAGACGCATTTATAGCCCTTGCAAGCACAGATATCACCCCAGACCTACAGAACGTACAGGGTGTGATTCTGAAGAATGCCTATCCATCGCAAGAAGGTTTACGACCAGAAGAATATTGCTCAGTTAGCAGATTCCGATTCTTTGTATCTTCAAAAGCTGCAAAGACTCCAGGAATTTCTAGCCCAGGAGGCCAGACTGTTTATTCGATCCCGATGTATGGATTGGAAGCAGCAGCAAAAATTGAACAAAACAACTACACGGCTATTTTGGGCTATCGTCCTCCTTACGTCGTTTCGTCAGTTGCACAAAACAGTCAGCTTTACGCTAAGTTCGCCATCGCTCGTGCGATCACTAACCAAAACTGGGTTAGCGGCCTAAACGTAACGGCAAGACTATAAGGAGAATCACATGGCTTTCACATTAATTACCCAAGGCTCGTTTCTCTCTACAGGAGTTAACGTAAAAATCCCATTGCCTAGCTCTGCGGATTATTTCAAAACTTACAACCTTACCCAAATGCCATTGGCTCCAGCAACTGCTGTAGTTGTCATAGCGGAATGGTTTGGCGGCGGTTTGATCAATGCGAATAGCGGGCTTCGTTGGAAAAAAACCACCAATACTAACACAATGGTATTGGATACTTTTGCCACGTCGACTGCTTCTAATGGTTTTACTTATGTAACCACGGTTCCAGTAGTAGAAGCTCAAGCAGCTAATGCGATCACTGCAATCAGCGCAGCAAACCCAGCGGTTGTGACCCAAACAAACACCTATCAAAACGGAGATATCATCCAGATTTATAGTCCAACTGGAGATCTCACAATTGGTGGTATGAACTTCCAGATCTCCTCAGCTTCTGGATCTGGTTACACGCTCTTGGGCCTCGCTAACGTAGCTGGTAACGGCCTTGCAGCAGCAACAGCTGGATTTACTCGACGTATTTCTAGTAACTTGGCTGTAGACCCTCAATTCCTGTTCATCACTAACATTTCGGCAGCGACGCAAGCGGTTGTTTCAACTTCGGTTGACCCATCCAACTACTACGTGGTCGGAAATAAAATTCACTTCAGCATTCCAGCAGGTTTTGGAATGACTCAAATGAATCAATTAACAGGAACTGTGTTGGCAGTCAATGCGGTTTCAGCCACTGCCAACATCGGCGCATACAACATGACTGTAGATATAGATAGCTCGGCATTCACAGCGTTTACTTTCCCTGCGACTACTCTATCTCCAACAGCTCCGTTGTTTGCTACATTGGCACCAGCAGGCTCGAAAACTTCTTACAATCCATTGACTGGTTTGTATACAGGCTACGAATTTGCGAAAACTCCGTTCCATACAGGGCAATTTACTCCATATATGCTTTTGGCAGGTGGCGCTCAGTCTCCAGCCGGAGCAAACGGCGATACCATCCTATGGCAAGCCTATAAGATGGAAGCGACCCTCTATGGTGCTGGAACTACAGCGGTCTAATCCGCAAACACAAATGCTCCATGGCTTTTGTGACTTTCATGACGTTCTCCTTAAAAAAGAGAGCGTCATGTTTTTGTAAATGGAGAGTAAGCTATGTCAGCAAATACCTATCTTCCTCCTTCTCCTGTAATGCCTCCCTTTTTATTAATCACTAACATCACGCGCGCCTCCAATGCGGTTGTGACAGTCAGCACTACGAATCAATATGTAGCTGGCCAAGTTGTTTATTTTAGCGTTCCTTTTAGCTATGGCATGTTTCAAATAAATGGTCTATCATCAAAAATATTATTAGTAGATGTGACAAATTTGATATTTACGATGGATATCAACACATTGTTGTTTGATACATTTGCCGCGCCTGTGGGCGGAGAACAGCCAGCAACACTCGCACCTTCGGGAGCCAGCAATATCTATAATAATACGACAGTTCCGTTCCATTCATTGAATGGTACGGTTGGAAATTAACATAGGAGAAAATATGACAGTACACGCAACTTTAGCAAGCATAAGAGAGCCAAACCCAATGAAGACAGCCTCTGGTGAAGAACATGGGCTGATCAAAGTAGTCGCTAACTCAGTCCCAAATAGCGAAGGAAAAAGATTCAAAGAAAAAGATCGTGTGGCTATGCAAAAGGTAAGAGACGATCAATCCCGCATGATCAAAGTTCAATACATCAATACAAAAGGCCCAGAGCAGAGGTTGACGATACCTTACATGCTATGGGATGGCGATCCAATCCTCACCTACAACTTTATTCCCGAGCATGAATACGAAATACCAAAAGGACTAGCGGATTTGGTCAATAGCAAAAAACATCAGAAACGTAGCGATCTTTTGGATAAGTCTGGGAAACCTCTGATGATGGACAAATTGGAATCGTCAGAACATAGATTTGTTCCAGTGACATTCTAAAAAAGGATAAAAAATGAGCGCAGTAACAGCCGGAGCTTCAAACGTAGCTTACATCAGACAGACGATAAGGGAACTCACCGCTTCTCCAGGAGAAAACCAGTTGGCCACCACTTACATCGATACTGTTTTGAATGCATTCTACGCCGCGGATTTCCCGTATGCCATCAAGCTAGATCAAATGCGCTCAGTTTATTCCTTCTACACGCAGCCATACATTGAAAAATACCCCTTGGATGTAAACTTTAATCAGGGTGTCCGCGCTCCTATTTACGTTGATGGTATCCAAGGGACTTTTTACAAAGACAGGCAGGAGTTTTTTAATCTATTCCCTCGATGGCCTACAAAATTTAGTCCCATCCAAGGAGATGGAGTCACAGCCATCTTCAATTTCACCATTCCAGGGCCATTTCTTCCCAATAACGTAACTTTCGGTGGCACAGCAGTAGGAGGAAATGCAATTGCTGCAGCAGACGACGGTCAGGGTAATTTGTACTTACAGATTCCAGCTCCTATTGTGACTGTTCCAAATTATCCTGCCATTTCTCCAGCTCCGGGGCTGCCAGTTCCAGGAATGCTGAATCAAAACACAGCTGATCCTGGGCTTCTCACGCAAATATATATAGGCACCGTTAATTATGTGACTGGCGTGTTCAGCGTAACTTTCCCGGCTGGATATATCCCAGCAACTCCTACTCAAAATTATCCTGCGATCAACCTAGAAGTAGTTCAATATGCCACTGGTCGTCCCTATTGCTTGCTCTTCTGGAATAACTATTTCGAGATTCGCCCTGTTCCAAAGCTCGTGCATAAGATAGAGGTTGAAACGTACTTAACACCCGTACAGTTCATGCTAACAACAGACGATCCAATCTTAAGACAGTGGGCACAATATCTCTCCTACGGCACTGCTGTAGAGATCCTTCGTCGTCGACAGGACATGGCAGGAGTCGCCAATCTAATGGAAGGTTTTAAACGCCAAGAAGGACTTGTTTTAGAGCGGCAAGGAACCGAAGAGATTAATCAACGCAATAGAACCATCTTTAGCGGAACGATTCCGAATCAGGGCTGGAATAATGGCTGGAATCAAGGCTGGTATTGATGACTGCATATTCTCCTCTTTTCATCGGCGGAAACTCGACAGGTCTTGTGCAAGATCGCGAACAAATGATTTTGCCGGTTGACGCTTATCCAACTCTAGAAAATGCTTTTGTATGGAGAGAACGGATTAAGAGGAAACAAGCATATGAACTTTTAGGAAGACTCTCCAGAACACTTACCTCAGTAACTCTCTCAGCACAAGCTTTCGGAACCAATGCTGTATATGCAGACGTATTGAATGATGCTTCCATAAATATAAGGGCCTCGCAGCCAAATGCGCAAATAGTTCCTGGTTCAATAACTATAGTAGTAGGTGGAGTTACTTTTTCGGATAGTACCACACAAGATGGAACGTTAGTCACTAGTCCAGCGAGTGGAAATTTTGGGGATATCAATTACATAACCGGAAGGTTGAGCTTAACATTTTCTCCAGCTATTGGAGCTACTAATGTAGTAGTCACTCTTTCTTATAATCCAAATCTTCCAGTCATGGGCATTCGCACCAGAGATCTCGCCACTGTAAATATCGAAATGACTGTATTCTTTGATACTAAATACGCATACAACTTTACAAATTCTGGTTTTGTGGAATTTATTCCTGGCACAACTTGGTCAGGGACAGATTCTAATTTCTTCTGGAGTACAAATTATTGGGTATCTTCTGCAAACGTAAAGATATTTTGGGTTACTAATTTCTCAGGTACTCTAGGAGATCCAATTAGGTATACCGATGGCGTTGGATCTGGAACAGGAGCTTGGGCAGATTTTGCTCCCTCAGTGGGAGGAGGAAATTTTCTTGAACAATGTCTTTGTCTTCTGCCATTTAGAAATAGATTAGTCGCTTTCAATACTTTAGAAGGAGCCAATCTAGCCACATCTATTCAATATCCGCAGAGGATTAGATGGGCTGCCATAGGGACTCCTTTTACTACAGTGACCACAATTGCTGTCCAAACGAATGTAAATGCGTGGCGAGATGATATTCGTGGTCAAGGCGGTTACATTGACATCCCAACTGGGGAAGATATTGTTACTGTCGGATTTGTAAGGGACAATCTAGTAATCTATTGCGAAAGATCAACCTGGCAATTGCGATACACAGGCCGTTCAATTTCTCCTTTCCAGATCGAAAAAGTAAACACAGAGCTGGGAGCTGGGAGCACTTTCAGCGCCGTTCAATTTGACACTAGCTTAGTAGGAATAGGGGATAAAGGGGTTGTGCAATGCAATTCTGTGGAAAGCGAAAGGATAGATATCAAGATTCCTGATTTAGTTATGAGTCATATTAACAATAAAAATTCAGGAACTAAGAGAGTTCATGGAGTTAGGGATTTTTTCAATAGATTGGCTTTTTGGACTTATCCAGAATCTGACAATAATGGAATTTATCCTGATAGAAGATTGGTTTACAACTATGAAAACGATAGCTGGGCAATTTTCACAGATTCTCTTACAACCCTAGGTACATATCAGCCTTTGTCTAGTAGAACGTGGGCCAATCCAACAGGAGGAAACTCCACTACTAAATTGCAATGGAAAGAGGCTAACTTTACTTGGGGAAATAAGCCCTCTGCTATTTTGTCCATTGTTGGTGGAAATCAGCAGGGATATGTCGAATATTTAGATGAACAAACTACGAATGACCAAAGCCTAACGATCACTGCAATCACTGGAAATACTACCACATCCACTCAAATCACAAGTCCTAACCACAACATGCAAACAGGCGCAGTGGTTGAAATCGTTAATATCCCGGCTGGGACTCCATTTGCTAGCAGTTTGAATGGTCAAATATTTGGAATAGTCGTGAATTCAGCGAATACGTTCTTACTGGATAAATATAATTCTACGACAGGAAAATTTAGCGATCCTCAACTAGACGCGCCGGGTACATACATTGGTTATGGAGAAATTTGCGTTCGAGATAATTTCAGGATAGTTAGCAAAAAGTTCAATTTTCTGGAGCAAGGGCAAAATATCCAAATTGGATACATAGATGTCTTAATGCAAACGATCGCTAATGGAGCGATCACCATGAACAT